GTACTTTCAGAAATTAGCTGAGGAGTAAATGAAATCTACTTATGATGATTTTATTGGGATCTACGAGAATATCGTAGATCCTTCTTTATGTAATAAATTTATTACATTTTTTGAAAATTCTGATTTTCATGATAGGGATCAATATTTTCTTCAAGATAAGCAAATATGTTTGGATGGTTTTAATAAAGGTTTATCTCAAGAGATAAAGGAACCTTTGATGTATTGTTTTAGAAATTATCTTGATAAGTATCCTCTTCTTAAAAAATCTAATTATATAAATTCTATGAGTTTGGTTCAAAGAACAGAACCAACTGGGGGGTATCATGATTTTCATACGGAGAACCTTGGATGGAATAATAGTTCTCGAAGTATGGCATGGATGATTTATCTTAATAATGTAGAAGAAGGCGGTGAAACCGAATGGTTATATCAGAAGAAAAAAGTTAAACCAACTACAGGTACAGTAGTAATCTGGCCAGGTGGGTATACTCATTATCATAGGGGAAATCCACCCATGAGTACAAAGTATATTGTTACAGGATGGTTTCAATCTGATTGGGGTTTATCTGATTATCAAATTAGAACAGGTCGAGATTTTTAATTATTGATATAGTCTAATATTTTCTGCTTTCTTAAGGGATTTACTGATAAATTCAGTAGATCCTTTTTTATATTTCATCATGTCAGTAAGATCATCAATAACTAATGAGATATAGAGTGGTTTTAATAAAAATATATTTCTTTTATTATTTTCAATTTTTTCTTCATATTGATAATTTGTTATTTGTGTAAGTAATGATGTGTTGTATATTTCATCATCAGCTTTAGATAGAGTTACATAACCACTAACTAACCAGTCATAATATGTAAGGGTATATTCTGGAGAAGCTGTTAGTCCTTCTGCTAATATTTCTACATCATTAGTGTTCTTAATTTGTTTTGTTTCATAATGATGAACTCCATTATAAATTCTGTCATAGGTATCAGTCTCTGAGTCACCTGATTGAGTATATTTGTTAATAAGATAATTATCAAATGACTTTTGAGACATAGGCCATTCTGATTGTATGTTAATAATATTATTGCAAAGTAAAACTAACCAATCTAGACTGGAATCACCATAGAAATCGTAGGCAACGTTGTCTGGTCGATCATCACCACTGATTTCATACTTAGTAAAGACAGCAAGATCTTGAAAAATATCATCTCTTAATACTCCTCTTTTAAAGAGGTTCTTTACTTTCATATAGTCACCTATCTTGGCATTAGGTAACCTGCTTACATAATCAATATTTGGAATTCGTTTAAAGTAATTTGACATTTTAGTAACCTATACCTGCTTTGTCTTCTATATTGTCTATGGACAATGGACCACCAACACCTATTCCACCTGCTTCATCATTATCAAGTGCATCATAATCATCATTAAATACTGGATCAAGTTCTTGGAATGTCATTGAGATTTTGTACTGGGTCATTGTACCATCACGGAACGTTGAATAGTTTCCATTGGGTGTATAGTCTGTTTGAAAACTAGTCATTGCACACTCCTTAAATCTATTTAAGTTAAATGCATTATTGATATATGATATTTGATAGATGAGTGGAGTTCTTAGGAAGTATCCTTTTATAGTTCGTCTTGGTGCAGATGATTGTTTAAATGTTCTTATGATCTGTCTGATAGTTTGTGCTTCATTTGGATTACGTGGAGATAGATTGAATGTAAAATTAAATTCTCTCAACTTAGGACTGTTGAATAGTAGTTCTACATTAGGATTAATCAATGCACCTTGTCTTTTTATTAATTGTCCACCAGCACCTACGATTTGATCTGTAATTAAAGTACGTGCAGTGTCTTCCATATCAACAGAACCCACATCATTTGCTACGCTTTGTAGCAAACCTCCTACTTCATTACCACCTTTAAAGGCTGCCATTGCTAGTTGTGCTCCTACTGCTTGAAGAGGATTAAGTGTACCACTACCCCAATCCTGTGCATTATTGTCTTTTAGACCACCTGGCATGGGTAATATCACAGACCCCATATTAATTTTATCAAGAGATGCATCTTTACGATTTCTTTCTTTTAGAACTCCTGGTTGATCTTTATCCCATTCTCTTGGTTTATAATCTAAGATTTTGAATTTTATTGCATCTTGATCTTCACTCATCTTTTCTGGATATCTGAGATCAGGGAAACGACTTCTACCTTTAGATGCCATCAATTTTCTTTTGTTTTCTGCAGATACTCTATCTGATAATCCAGCCAGAGTTGATGCATCATCAGAGGGGTCAACATTAGTTGATCCATCTTTTAATAAGTCATTAGATATTTTGTCGGCAAGTGCTTTTCTATCTTTCTCAGAAACTGTTTCATTTAAATTTGTAGCATCATTATATACTTCTCTATTAATCATATTTTTAGCAGCTTTGAGTGAATTTTTTACTGCTACATTATCAACATTACCAAATGCTGCTTTTTCTACTTTGGAAGCATATGGAGTTGGTTTTATTGTTTTTGTTACTGGATCGTATATTGCAACTGGAACATCGGGTCTATCCCAGTTTTGATTATAAATTGTTACCTGCCCAGTATCTTTATTGACTAGAGTAAAATATTTTTCATTACTTCCTCTACCTTCTATTCCAGGGCTATATAAATTTTTACTAGAATCATCTCCGTAATGTGTAGTTGGTTTTGAAGTACGACTACCACCTGTGACCCCAATTAACGCCATTTATTCTAAAACTTTTTTATTATTTAGCGAGGATTAAGTATGTATTTTCCATAGGGTATAGCAAGTAGGTCATCTAGTTCATTTCGTTGAACAATATAGAGTTGTCCTGCTAGTTCATTCCATGTATAGTTTCTATATTTTTGCCAATGAAAGTTAAGTCCTCGGAATCCCCATGAGAATAATTCTACACATGCAATCAAAGGATGTTGATCATATGATTCACCAGGAGTTTTTGCATTATATACAAAGGTATAGAAATTTCCTACATCAGGGACAGGAGTAACTGTATCATTTAGAGCATCCATTATTTCCAGCATCATTTCTTCTGGATCATTAGTTCTATTGTTTAAGTCACTGAGAAATTGTCGAATACGATTATCTTCTGCTTCTTCAGCAGCATTGAATCCGAAAGAGTCTGTCATGATGCTAACCCTAGTTCTCTTTCAGTAATAATTTTAAATTGAATTCCTCTATTCTTGCACCAATCATCAGCAAATTTCCATTTGGCTTCATTGACTGCATAGGTTTTACATTCGTAGATGTATGATGGGGTCACCTTTTTTCTTTTTCTTGGAGGTTTAGTTTGTTTAAATGGTTTGACTTCAATCACATAGGTTTTAACCTTTCCATTATTTTCTTTTACTTTTATTAAAAAGTCTGGATAGTATCTACGAAGTTTCCCGTCAGGAGCACGGTAGGGTATGAAGAATTCTTCACTTCCCCATTGTAAAATATTTTCATTTATATCACAGTAACCACAGAATTTTTCTTCCCAAGAACTACGACATATAATATTATTAACATCACCTTTATATTTTTTGGGATTTCTGGGCTTGTAAATACTCTTCTTACTTTCTGGCATACATAATATATAATATAGTAAGTCAAATATTATTTAGATGGCAAAACTTGGGGTAACACCGATCCATAAAACGGTGGATGATATTAAGAGTACAATATTATCTCCCTCATTAACTCCTTACTTTGAGGTTCAATTTCCTGTGCCACGATTTTTACAAGGATTGATGGGTGGCGACTCGGATCCTAATAATTATTTGACAATATTATGTACGGAAGCAGTATTACCAGGAAATAATTTAATAACATTTAATGTTGATAATGATTTTAGTGGTGTCACAGAGAAGATGCCTCATAGAAAAGTATATGATCAGAACTTACAATTAACTTTTTATGTTAATTCTGAAGGTGCTTCTAATTATTATCCTATAAGATTTTTTGAATCTTATATATCATATGTTGCAGGAGAAGATCCAAATAATAAAGATTCATTAAACAGGTTGAGAAATTCTAATTATTTCTATAGGATGTCTTATCCTGATGAATATATGGTAGATAGTCCTGGTTTATTTGTTAAAAAGTTTGAGAAAGGGGAAGAATTTATTTCTCCTACACCTGAAGCTGAAGTAGATAGGGAGTTAGTTTATGAATTTATTCGGACGTATCCTACAGCAATTAATTCAATGCCATTATCATATGGTGATGCTCAAGTTCTAAAATGTACAGTTACTTATTCTTATATAAGATATGTTCAGCATAATACATTTATTACCAATAGAGTAGAACCTACTGCTGTACCTAGAATAGCTAGTGTTCCTGAACCTGTAGATCCACCAACACCCCCTCCAGCTCAGCTTTCTTCATCACCAGCAATGCCTGAAGGAAATTATAAAACACTTAGAAATCGATATACTGGAAAAATTCTGGGATGGAGGAATATGGATACAGGTGAAATTGTTAAGAAAGGAAAAAGAATTGAGAAAAGAACTAATGCTCAGAAAGTTATGGATCCTAAGTTCATGCCAAACATTAAATAACCCTGCTAAATAAATAC